ACCTACAAGACCATCAAGTGGGGAGACTGCCGGGTCGATGCTTTGACCGGAGTTCCCAGGGATGGAAAGCTACTCCACGGGGCGATCCTGGATGAGTTCCATGAGGCCAAGGACACGGGAATGCTCAACTCTTTCCTGACTGGTAACATTGCCGATCCGGAGTCCCTGACTCTGATCATTACCACGGCGGGAACGTATCTCCAGGGCCCCTGTCATCAGGAATATGAGAAGTGTATCAAAATTGTCCACCAGGCGATCAAGACCGATCGCTACTGGGTCGCTATCTACGAACCGGATCCGGGAGATCAGCCTGGGAATCCGGTGACCTGGGAAAAGGCCAACCCCAACCTAGGAGTGAAGGGATCCGTTGATCTGGAGATGCTCAGGGACCGCTACGAGAAGAGCCAACACTCCGCATCTGATCTGACGGTATTCAAGACCAAGAATCTCAACATGTGGGTCCACTCTACAACCAAGTGGGCCAACATGGAAAAGTGGATTCAGGGATGCTCTGGGTCTGCTGATGTGGAGCCAGGAGCCCGATGCTATGCGGGGATTGACCTGTCCTCGACCAGTGACTTCACGGCGATCGCTCTGGATTTCCCTCCGGTTGAGAAGGAAGGACTCCACAAGCAGCAGTATATGTTTTTTGTTCCGGCTGAGAACGTGCCGAAGATCCAGAGGCAATGCTCGATCCCTTTGGAGCAATGGATCGCTGATGGACAGGTGATTGCCACCCCTGGTCCGGTGATCGATTACAGCTATATTGCCGAATACCTAGAGGGAATCCGATCACAGTATGAACTGCAACTGATCGCTGGTGACCGATTCCGGCTGATCGACCTGGCCCGCTACTGTCCACCCTGGTTTGAGGAGATCACTTTCGAATTCTCCCAAGGAAAGATGACGATGAGTCCTTCAACGCAGCAGTTTGAACGTTTCTATCTGTTGGGCAAGATCCGATCAGGATCCAATCCTGTGATGACATGGATGATGAGTTGTGTTGATGCCCATACGGATTCCAACGCCAATGTGAAGCTGATCAAGCCCCAGCACGATCGGAGTGCCTCCAGGATCGATGGAGTGATCGCTTCGATCATGGCCCTGGACACGGCGATCACTCAGGAGCCTGAGGGAATATCGATGGATGAACTGACGAATATGATCAGCTTTTTTTAACGGAGGATGTCGATGGGAATTTTTTCGAGATTTAAGAAAGTGGCCGAGGAAGTGGTGGACATCCCAGTGAGCATGTGGAAAGCCGGATATTCCGGCCCCGCTTTTGGAGGAGGGGAGACGGCTCTGGAAAATTCAGCCTTCTGGGCGTGTGTGACCAAGCTGTGTCGGACCTTTGGATCCCTCCCTCTACACATCTACGAGACTAAAGGAAATCGTAGAGAGATTCTGAGATCCGGAGCAGCAGCAAGACTTTTACGTGACCCCTGTCCCTATATGACCCCATATCAATGGCGATTTATCATGGCCTTCAACTACGAGCTCTATGGCGTGGCTTATGCGGTGCTGAAGCGGTCCTCAATCGGAGATCCGATCGAGGCCTATCCGATCAGCCCCAACGCAATCCACCCGTTGTGGAAGGACGGCAAACTGTTTTACTCGATCCCCGCAGCTGGTGAACTCCTCCAGGCATCCGATGTCCTGGTGATCTACAACACCCCGACCGGGTATGCCAGTGTTCTCTCTCCGGTGGAATTTGCCAGCAAGGATCTGAGCGTTGCCAGCAATTCAAAGGCTCTCCAGGATGCCTACTACAAGCGAGGGACCACAATTGGCGGGACAGTGACGGTCCCCAGGGGAACTCCCAAAGACGTAAAGGATGCCATTAAAGCCATGTTTGCCGGTGAGTTTTCCGGGATGTCCGGAGCGTATCGGGTCGCTGTCCTGGAGGACATTGTGAAATATGAGCCGATCCGGCTGACCGAGGATGACTCCAAGAAGATGAGCGATGCCCAGTCCTGGACACTCTTGGAAGTGTGTCGGCGTTTCGGAGTTCCTCCAGCTTTTGCTGGAGATCTGACGAAATCCACTTATGCCAATCAGGAACAGCAGGGGATGGAACTGGTGACCTATTCGATCCAACCCAGAGCAAAAAGCTGGGAGGATGCCCTGGACAAAGTGATCTGCAAGGATGGGCAATACATCAAGTTCTCCCTAGCGGGTCTCATGCGGGGTGATCATGCCGCACGGTCGGCTTTTTATCATAATGCGATCCTGGATGGGTGGATGACCCCGAATGAGGTCAGAGGCCTGGAGGATCTCAATCCTGTTAAGGAAGGAGATAGTCTGATGTTCCCTCTGAACTACATGGCTCTATCCGATGTGGTCAACGGAGCAGGGGCTCCTAGCCTACCATCGATCCCTTCCTACGGGGAAGCGAAGAAGATCGAACAATCCCAGCCTGGGTCACTTACGGAGAAGCGCAATCAAGATCTGTCGTTCCTGTCTGAGGCCCAGGCTGTCACAAGATCCTCCAGATCCCAGATCGAGACGGTGATCCGGAAACAACTGAAGGCCGAGATCGATGAGATCAAGCGACTGATCGCTACCAACCAAGGTCAAGGCGTTCAGAGGATCCTGGACGACTTCAAGGCCTTTTGCGAAAAGACTGCTGGAGAGTATGGCCAGCAGTATGTCCCGATCTACCAGGGGATCATCAATCGTCTGGTCCCTATCGTACAGAAACAGGTGAAGACCGGATCCGAGATCTCTCAGGAGAGTCTGGACAATTATGCCAGCAAGTATGCCCTCAGCATGTCCGGGAGACATGGCAATGCCAGGGCTTCAGAGGCCTCCCGGATCTTCATTGGACACCAGGAAGATGAGCTGTCCACCCTGGCCGATGAAATGGCTTCAGCGTGGCTGGAGACGGTCCCGAAGACCGAATCCTTTGACGAAACCAACCGGGCAGGAAATGCCTTCAATCTCTTCACTTTTGGAATGCTGGGCGTGTCCTACATGCATGTGGTGGCTTCAGCTGATGCCTGTGAATTCTGTCAGAAACTGGATGGGAAAGTGGTGGAGGTCAATGGAGCGGTCCTAGACAAGGGGACTGCAGTGGATGATGGAGCCGGAAATGTCCGGATCATCAACAAAACGATGAAACACCCGCCTTTCCATACTCATTGTGAATGTGGGATCGCACCAGGGAAATAAAGGAGAGCATAAAGATGAGCAGACAACTTTTAATGGAAGATGTCGAGATCGTGAGCCTCAGGAGTCTTCCGGAGTCTAGGCTGACCGAAGAGGCGGGAAGCGTGGGAGCATGGGAGGCCCCGGTCTGGCGACTGGGAGTCCTGAATCTCAATGGAAGGATCTACCCGGAGGATCTGGCTAAAAGGATCGTGGCTGAGAATAAGGTGACGGTGGCCTATGACGGCCATGACGGGGATCGCTTCGGAGACTACGAACCAGTGAAGGCCGTGGTCAAGAATCCCCGCATCCAGGATGGTCTGATGTATGTGGAGATCTTCGTGGTGGATCCCGAATACCAGGAGAAACTGAAGGCGATCGCTGATCTGGGAGTCCAGATCGGAGTCTCTTCTGTGGGCTATGGTGAGACCGATGCTAACGGTCTGGTGAATACCCATACCTATGAACTGGTGCGCTATCTTGATTTTGTAACCACCCCATCGGGTCAGGTCTACGCTGTGAAAAAAGAATCTGCCGACCCTGAGCTGGTCAAGGATGATGAGGGAGTGCCTTCATTTGAAACTGGGGAGCCGTCCCCTGAGAACCTGGCGAAGGTCGAACGATATAAAAAGGTCCAGGCCTATATCCTGGGAAGGAGAAATAAATGACTCTGAAACAACTCAAGGAAAAGTTGACCGCACTCCAGGCCAAGCAGATGGAGGCCTTCAACACTATGGTGGAGAGTGCCACTGATGAGAATATCAGTGCCTATGAGGAAACGATCAAGGTCTGCAAGGTAATCGAGGATCAGATCTCTGCAATGGAGAAGGATGCCCTCGATGAGGAGGGAGTCCCCGAAGGAATCCAGGAGAGATCAGCCTTGACCGAGGATGCCAAGACTTTCATCAAGAAGATCCAGGAAGCGGTGGCTGTCGGGTCCAGCTATACTGGATTGATTCCTACCACGATCTCCGGCGAGATCATCAAAAAGCGTGAGCAGTACGGTAAGCTCCGACCGCTTGCCCGCAAGATGACCCTCAAAGGTGACTACACGGTGGCCATCGATGGCGATCAGGTCACTGTCGAGTATGTGGCCGAAGCAGGTGCGATCCCTGAGAAAAATGCATCTGTCGGGACTGTCAGCTTCTCTGCTTACAAGCTGGGAGCGTTGGTCAAGGTTTCCCACGAATTCCTCACCGATCTGGCCATCGATGCCATGACCTGGCTGACTGACAACATTGCCAGAGCCTTTGCAAAGAAGGAAGATCAGGAGATTCTCAATGGAACCGGATCCACCAATTCCCATATTACGGGAATTCTTACCACAGTAGATACTGATGCGGTGACTGCTGAGGCTGTGGACGCGGTGACCCTCGATGAAGTGAAGACTCTGATCGGATCCCTGGGCGACTATGCCGAGGGATCGGTGTTGATCATGAACGAGGCCACCAGGACAAAACTGAGCCTCCTAAAGGATCTCCAGGGCCAGTATTACTTCCCGATCCAGAGCGATCTCAAAGAGATTCAGGGCCACAAGATCGTGACCAGCCAATACATGCCTGTCATGGGAGCCGATGCACGGGCGATCATCGCTTGTAACATGGATTACTACATGCTGGTGGATCGAGAGCAGATGGACATCAAAGTCCTCAACGAACTCTTTGCCGTGAACGACCAGAAGGGCGTGATCGGGATTGAGAGAGTTGACGGTAAGGTCCTGGTGGCCGATGCCTTCAAGGTCCTGAAGATGGCTGCTGCCTAAGGAGATTAATGGATGACGACTCCACTACTGACCCCTGAAGATCTGAGGATCGAGTATGGTTTCTCGATCAATCCCACCCAGGAGACTCAATACGAGTCCCTGATCAAGACTGCTACGGAAGCCTGCTTTCGGTACATCGGACGGGATCTCAGTGTGGAATCGTTCGATCAATATGCTGATGGTCACTCCCAGGTGATCGTTCTGGATAATTCTCCGGTGGTTTCGATCACCGGAGTGTCTCTGGATCCGGGAAGGACCTACGCGACAAAGCTGCTGGAATCCAGCTATCGCCTGGACCCGGCCAGTGGTGTGCTGAGAATCTATGATCCAATCCCTCAGGGAGAGGATGCGGTGAAGATCAGCTACACAGCTGGGTTTGCCGAGATCCCTGCTGACATCCTTTATTGCATTGCCATGACGGTGCAATACATGAGGATGGTCCTTCAGGCCGATCTGGCCGGAGTGTCTAGCAGAACGACCGATGGCGGAACCCAGGCGATCGAGCAGAATATCCCTCCACTGGCAGTAAAGAACCACCTCGCCATCTATCAACGAGTAAAGGTGAAGTAATGCTGAAGGTGGAGATATCAGGGGATGCTCAAGAGAGGATCGAACGAGCAAGGGACCACATCCAGGGATGGATCACGACCTTCACGGGTGATATTGCCCAGGAAGGATCGGCCTTTATCAAGGATCGCTATCTTCGGGGTCAGGCGTTACGAAGGTTAACTGGTGAGACGTTCGGATCTGTAAAGCAGTTCTATGTGAAGAAGACGAGGACCTGGTACATCCGACCCGGTATCGGTGTACGGGGGAGCCTTAACTATCTGGCTAGGTGGATCGGGACGGATCGGGAATTCATGCAGCCCGGTTTCAATCGATTTTTGGCAACCAAGGATGTGGAACTGGGCATGATCAAGAGACTGGAGAAACAACTATGAAAAGCAAAACCGATCAGGTCTTCGATCGACTCCAGGCCTACCTGGAACCAGCGATCACCAACCTAGTGGAACAGTGGAACCTGGAGGATCCTGGTCTATACCTGGAGATCCCCAGGGAATGGGATCGGGGCTATCGAGACATCCTGGCAGGGAGCAGATCCTTTCCGGCGGTCCTCTTCATCGAGCGATCTAGAGAGCAGTCCGATTCCTATACCACCTTGTACAACCTGGCGATCGGGTTTGCCTTCAAGGGATCGGATCCCCGGCTGATCGAATCCCAGGGGAATGCATGGAAAGACATCTGGGAGGATACTCTGACCCAGGATCCTCATCTGGGGGAGACCTGTCTGGACAGCCATGATCTGTTGATCGAGACGGACCTGGCCGGAGGGATTTTCTTGGTGTCATGCCTGATCGACCTTGAAGTGGATCGAGGGGGATTCATATGAGATTCAAATGTGTGAGGTGCGATCGGTACGAGGATGGTCCTGTCAGGACTCATCGGATCTGTCCGATATGCAAGGGAGAGATGGTCCCGGTGGTGACTGCTACTGAGGACGGAAAGCAAGTAGAGAGAACCCTCAAAAAGTTTGAGGAAGGAGGACGGTAATGCCTATAGCGGGAAAAGATGGAACCTTGTCGGTCGGGGCAAATGCAATGGCCTACATCGACACCTGGAACCTGACGATCAATATTGGATCGGAAGAAGTCTCAGGAATTGGATCTGACTGGAAGGAATTCCTCCCCACGGTCAGAGACTGGTCGGGATCTGGATCTGGATCTTTTGATCCTTCGGACCCAGCCCAGAAGGCCATGATGGATATGGTCGGGGCAGGAGGTTCTATGGGATCAATGGCGATCGAACTGGCCCTTAATGCGGAGACATCCTTCGCTGGAGATTGTAATGTGACCAGCCTTGCCCTAGGCGGAACCCATGCGGGGAAAGTGACGTTCAGCTTCAACTTCCAGGGAACCGGAGAATTGACTCCGACCTTGCCTGTGGCTGGTGTCTGATAGCAAGAAAGCGGCCAGGCTCGGAATTGGGCCTGGCGTTACTCTATAAGGAGATCCTAATGATCCTATCGATAGCAAAAGAAAAAACGATTACCCCGGAAGCCCTAGGGAATAAGAAGGCGAAGGATCCCTCCACGGTGACCTTCAAGGTCCCGACCTCTACTGATATGGAAAGACTGTTAACCGAAAAGCCAAAGGATAGCGAGGTCTTCTCCGAGTTCGTGATTCAGATGACGTTCACCGATGACCAGGGAGCTTCGATCCAGCCCGCCACAATCCCCTCGATGCCTGGGGTTTATCCTTTGGTGGCTGAAGTGGCCAGAGAGATCCTCATGTCAGGGATGTTGGGAACAGACGAAAAAAACGGATAAAGGCCCTTTATGCCGTCTGGTGTGAAGGTTACACCCCGGAGTACCGGAGACGATTCGGATCAGCCGATCGAACCACGGTCCTCAAGAGTGGGGATGTGGTGAAGCTGGACGACATACCGGGCCTATTTAAGGACCAGGATGCCATCAGTGCAATCCTGTTTTTTAACAAATGGAAGATCATGGGATTCCCTCATGGGTACTGGGGCGACAACCCCAACCGTCTAGTGGAGGTCGTAGATCTCCTGGATCCCCTGGATAAGATCTACCATCCGAGGAGTGTGATCTAATGGGTAAGAGTGCCAATCTCAAAGTAAACGTAACCGCCGATGCGAAGCAAGCTACCGAAACCATGTCGAACCTCTCCAGAGAGATGGAAGGGTTTTCCAAGATCAAGGGGACCGGGATGGCAACATCCCTCTTGGTATGGACCAGTGTGGCCGAAAAAGCCTTCGGGATGGCCAAAAAACTCTATGGGGCTGGGAAGGAACTGGTTGATCTCTACGCTGTCCAGGAACAAGCCGAGACCAAGCTGATCGCCACCCTGAAGGCTACCGGAAACCAGTTGGGGCTAACTGCAGCAGAGATGTTCTCAATGGCATCCAGCCTCCAAAATGTGACCACCTTCGGGGATGAGATGATTCTGTCTCTCCAGCAGATCTTCATTGCCTCCGGGAAGCTGACCAAAGAACAACTGCCGAAGGTGATTGAACTCTCCCTGGATATGGCCACAGCAATGGGTGGCAATGCGACTGAATCTGCAAAGGCTCTCAACAAGGCTCTAGCTGAACCTGCCAAGGGGATCGAGCTTCTCCGTGACAAAAATATCTTCTTTACGCAATCCGAAGCTGACAAGATTAAGGAACTCACAGCCTCTAACCGCCTGATGGACGCTCAGGCGATCATCCTGGACAAGGTGGCCCAGACTTATGGGGGGATCGCCAGGGAGGTGGCTTCGACCGATACGGGGAAGATCCAGCAGATAAAGAACCTCATCGGAGACATTAAGGAAGGTCTGGGGCAGGGGATTGTCAGTGCTCTGGGTCCAACATTCCAGTGGCTGATTGATCGTCTAGGGGATATCCAGACCAAGATAAACGACATGAATGCCTCAAGGGAGATGATGAAGGACCTTCGGGGTGGGGTTAATGTCGGGGAGAAATACAGTCCGGAAGCGATTCAGAGTCAACTGACAAAACTGGTCGAGGCAAATCAATACAATGAGGAGAAACTCAGGGAAGCCTTTGTCAGCCAGGAAAATGCAAAAAAGGGAGCCTGGAGCCGGGACAGGCTGACGATGGATGACTCGGGATTGTTTATCCAGCAGCCAGACAGTTACTGGGATTTTGATCCTGTAATCCAGGGAGTATACAACGATTACCAAAAAACTCAGGAGGAGATCCGGAGGCTAGGCCAGGCTGTGATCGTAGCCAGCAATAAGCCAAAGACACCGATCCCTACGTTGGAGCCAATGGCAACAGGTGGGGAAGGATCTGATTCCGGGTCCTCTCAGGTTGAGAAAGCCTTGACTCTGTACGAGAAGATTTTCCAGGCTACCTCAGCTACCGAAGCTACCCAGAGACGGATCCTGGAACTGAGGATCCAGGACAACCAGGCTCTTCTTGATCACCTGGATCTCCAGGTTTCTGCTGGGAAGATGACCGAAGAGGAACAGGCTCTGGCCGAGCAGATGCTGAAACAACAACTTGATCTCGATCGGACTGCCCTGGGAAATCTGGGGAAGACTCCGGAGCTTCCCAAAGAGACTGCTGGAGATTTTATCGATAAGAATCGGGGGCTGTCTTTGTCGGCCCAGGTCGAAGCGATCGACAACAATCTGAAGCTGGCCGAATCCTTCAAGGAATCTGTGGAGGCCGGATCAGAACAGGAGAAACAACTCGATGAGATCATATCCTCCCTACTTAAACAGAAGAAAGCTATCCAGGAGGTCGAGACCGAAACCATGTCGGCCTTCGATGCGGTGTATAAGGTTTTCTCCAGTATCTTGGATGGATACCTGGATCTCTCCGATTCGATCACAGCACTACAGTCACAGATCTATCAGAACCAGATCGATGCTCTCCAGAGGACCCTGGATGCCCAGAAAGAAGCCTGGAGCAAATACTACGGCGAACTGAAGGACAAACACCAGAAGGAGCGTGATTCCTTGGATGCCCAGTACCACTGGGGCCTGATCTCTGCCGAGGATTACTTCGCATCCCTCGAGGATCTCCAGGACAAGAAGGTCCAGGCAGAGGAAGAGGCTGCCGACAAGGAAGAGGAACTCCAGAAGAAGATCGACAACCTGAAGGAAAAGCAGTTTGAAAATGAGAAGGCTAATTCGATCACCCAGGCGATCATGTCCGGAGCGGTGGGAATCGCCAACATCTGGAAGGACTGGGCAGGCAATCCGATCATGGCGGGGATCCTTACTGGCCTGACCACGGCTTCGATTGCAGCACAGGTCGCAACGATTGCCAGCCAGAAATATACTCCGCTGGCCACAGGTGGAGTGACCACAGGCCCCACCCATGCCCTGATCGGTGAAGGTGGGGAACCTGAGATGGTCCTCCCACTGTCAAAGGCCCAGGATATGGGTTTCGGTGGAGAGGGAGTGATTAACTTTACTTTCAATATTGGAGCTGGATCCGATCTCACCAGGGAGGAGTTGGTCCGATCGATATTTGAGGCGATTGAAAAAGCACAGAGGACCGGATCTCTGCCTAAATGGAGAATGACTGCATGAAGCTGTACCTGAATTTTTCCCCGTTCGCGAAGGTGGGATCGGGGACCTGGGAGGACTTCTCCGAGGCCCTGATGGACACCGGATTCTCCAGAAAATCGTGTTATGGATCTAGGGGAAAGGCAGAGATCCAGACGGTCTCCATGACCCTGAAGCCTGTGGCGAATCTGCAATCGTTACTGGTGAGGATCCTGGTCTCCACCAATGACATCCGGGCAAAGCTGACCAGGGATGATGGG